GTGTCTATCAAGGCAGACGCTCGCCGCTGCATGGACCTGAGCGAGATGCGGATGCTCGGCATGGTCAAGAACGCTGCGGGCTTCTGGGTCACGGAACGTTTGACCGCTCAGGGTATCAAGCAACGAAACGAAGCGTTCGTCATGAGGGAGACGGGCGAAACAGCCGCTGCTGACCCGTCGCGAGTACTGAGACACCTATGAGCGCCCGCAAGGAGTTTTAGCGAAATGGGCAACTGATTTTCCCGCCGTTCTGTGATGTCCGAGAACCAGCAGCGCCAGACCCGCACCCGTGGCCGTGCGTGGCAGCGCGTACGATCGCGCCAGCTAAAAGCCCATCCGCTCTGTGCTGTGTGTCTCGCTGCGGGATTGGTGATGCAGGCCGACGAAGTCGACCACGTTCTGCCTCTGGTCAAGGGAGGCACCGACCATCCGAGCAATCTGCAATCGCTCTGCACGCCGTGTCACGAGGCGAAGACTCGCGACGACCTCGGACTGCACGCCCTGGGCTGCGACCTAAACGGCGTGCCCGTCACGCCCGCGCAGCAATCCAAACGATGAACGCGACGACCTCGCGCGCCTCGACTCGGGGGAGCCGAGCCGGGGTGGCTTGTAACTTTTTTCGAGCCAGCCGGACACCACGCGCGCTGGTTTATTTTTATGGCCGCTTTTCCGGGATTAGGGGGCCAAATGGGACGACGCACCGCAGCGACGCAGGAACCAGAAACGCCGGAACCGGCCGCAGACGCGCCAGAATCGCGCAGGACGTCTCCGTGGCCGGCGACGAATATCGAACGTCGTCCGCTCGGTCTGCTCGTCCCGTACGCGCGTAATGCGCGACTTCATTCCGACGCGCAAATCAGCCAGATCATGGCTTCGATGCGCGAGTGGGGATGGACGCAGCCGATTCTCGTCAGCGAGAACGACACGATCATCGCGGGTCACGGTCGCGTCATGGCGGGCTTGCGGCTAGGTCTCGGCGAGGCTCCGGTCATGGTCGCGCGCGGATGGTCGGATTCGAAGATTCGCGCGTACGTGATCGCGGACAACCGGCTTGCGGAAAACGCGTCATGGGATCGCGAGATGCTCGGATCAGAACTGTCCGAACTGCGCGACGCGTTCGATCTTTCTCTGACGGGTTTCACGACCGGCGAAATCGATGCGATGACCGTCACCGATCTGCCCGAGTTGGGCGTCGCGTATGACGAGCGCGCTGCTGAACAGGTCAAGTTCATCAAGTGCCCGGAGTGCGGGCATGAGTTCCCGAGGTAAGACGCTATGGCTTATCCAGACCGACTCGCTGAGGCGTGGGAGGCGCATCTCGCGCCGCGTGCTGCTGACGCGCCGACGGTCGTCTCGACGTTCGCCGGTTGTGGTGGCTCGTCGCTCGGCTATTCGATGGCTGGCTTTGAGGAAAGGCTCGCGGTCGAATGGAGCGAGAAACAGGCGGCGTCCTTCAGCGCGAACTTTCCGCTTGTCCCGCTTTATCTTGGTGACATTGCCGAGTTGAGCGACGACGAAGCGCTGCGCCGCGCCAAGCTCGTGCCGGGTGAGCTCGACGTGTTCGACGGCTCGCCGCCGTGTCAGGGCTTCTCGACGGCGGGCTCGCGCCGCTTCGATGACGGGCGCAATCAACTATTCCTCGAATTCCTGCGGCTGCTGCGCGCATTCGCGCCTAGGGCGTTCGTCATGGAGAACGTTCGCGGGATGGTCATCGGCAAGATGCGCCTGATTTTCGCGGAAATCATCAAGCAACTGAAAGACGCGGGCTATCAGGTCAGCGCGCGCGTTCTGGTCGCGGGCTATTACGGCGTGCCGCAGATGCGCCCGCGCATGATTATCGTCGGGATCAGGAACGACCTCGCCGCCCTGGGCGTCGAGCCCTCGCACCCGAAGCCGTTCATGCACCCGCCGATCGTGCGCGAGGCGTGGCATGGGCTTGTCAACACGCCCGAGGAATGTCAGGTCGCGCGCTTCGGTGAGAACCGCATCGTGCATCGACTGCTGTTCCGTATGCAGCCCGGCGAGAGCGGCGACCAGTACCACCCGAACAAGCAGCTTTACGGACTGCACCGGCTCGACCCGAACAAGCCAAGCCCGACGATCCTGCGCAACGGCGGTGCCGGTGGCGCGTGCGAAGCGTGTCACCCGAGCGAGCATCGGCGAATCACGATCGCGGAAGCGAAGCGCCTGGGCTCGTTTCCTGATCCGTTCGTCCTGCGAGGCACGTTCGAGGAACGATGGGCGGCGATCGGCAACTGCGTGCCGCCGCTATTCATGCGCGCGATCGCGTCGCACGTTCGCGGTCTGATCGATCAGGCCGCGCGGATTGAAGCAGAGGAACATCATGCCGCAACCCCGTAAGCCGACCGCACTGCGCATCATCGAGGGCAACCGCGAAAAGCGCCCGCTGCCGAAGAATGAACCTAGGCCGCGCCGCGGCGTGCCTCAGCCGCCGCCGCATCTCGTCGGATTCGCGCTCGAAGAATGGGAACGGATCACGCCAGAACTGCACCTGTCGGGCGTGTTGACGATGATCGACGGCGCGGTGCTGGCCGCCTACTGCCAAGCCTATGCGCGCTGGCGCGAGGCCGAGGAAGCAATTCTGCGCATGAAGGCGCGCGACAAGCTGACGGCCGCGCTGATGATAAAGACGAAGAACGGGAACGCGATCCAGAACCCGCTGGTGGGCGTCGCCAATCGCTCGATGATGCTGATGCACCGTTTTGCTAACGAGTTCGGTATGTCGCCCGCCGCGCGCGCCCGTCTCGAAGTCGAACCGCATGACCACGGCCAAGCCAACAAAGCCGACACGTACTTCTGATCCGGTGCGCGAGTATGCGCGCGCCGTTGTGTCGAGGAAGATTGTCGCGGGGCCGCACGTCCGCGACGCGTGCCGGCGACATATCAACGATTTGAAGGTCGCGCGCGCCCGCGGACTCAGGTGGGATCAGAAAGCGGCACAGCGCGCGATCGACTTCTTTCATGACGTGCTGTGTCTGAACGGCGGCGAGTTCGAGGGCAAGCCGTTCCAGCTTCTGCCGTGGCAGCAGTTCGTCGTCGGCTCGATCTTCGGCTGGAAGCGTGAGGACGGCACGCGCCGCTTTCGCGAGGTCTATATTGAGGGTGGCAAGGGTTGCGGGAAGTCGCCGCTGGCGGCCGGGATCGGGCTGTATATGCTGGTCGCCGATGGCGAGGCGCGCGCCGAAGTCTATGCAGCGGCGACGCGGCGCGATCAGGCGATGGTGCTGTTCCGCGATGCCGTCGCGATGGTCCAGCTCTCGCCGGCGCTCGCATCGCGCACGACGCTTTCCGGCCGGGATGATCGGGTCTGGAACATCGCCTACGTCAAGACCGGCTCGTTCTTCCGGCCGATCGCGTCAGACGACAGCGGCCAGAGCGGACCGCGCCCCCATTGCGGGCTGATCGACGAGGTGCACGAGCACAAGAGCCCGACCGTCATCAACATCATGCGCGCCGGCAAGAAAGGACGCCGCCAGCCGCTGATCCTGATGATTACAAATTCGGGATTCGATCGGACCTCCGTCTGCTATGAGCAGCACGAGTACGGCGCGCGCGTGTCGTCGGGGATGATCGATGACGACGCGTACTTTGCCTATGTCTGCGCGCTCGACGAGGGCGAAGAACCGTTCGATGACGAGTCGTGCTGGATCAAGGCGAATCCGTCGCTTGGCTCGACCATCGAGAACAACTATCTGCGCGAGCAGGTACGGCAGGCGCGCGGGATGCCGTCACTCGAATCGACCGTGCGGCGCCTGAACTTCTGCCAGTGGGTGGACGCCGCTGATCCGTGGATCAGTTCGGACCTCTGGTGCAAGTGCGAAGTCGGCGCACCGCCGATCACGCAAACATCGAGCGAACGCGAAAGCGGCGCAACGCAATGGGATCAGGTCATCGAGGACGCCCGCCGCGAGCGCGACGCGCTGATCGAGCGCATGAAGGGTCAGCCGATCAGTGGCGGGCTCGACCTCTCGGGCACGCGTGATCTGACCGCGCTCGCGCTCGCGTGCGAACAGGACGATGGCAGTGTCGATGCGTTCGTCGAGTTCTGGACGCCTGGCGACACGTTGCGCGATCGCGCCCAGCATGACCGCGTGCCTTATGAGGCATGGGTCAAGGCGGGATTCCTACATGCCTCGAAAGGTCGCGCGGTGGATTACGGCGATGTGGTGCGGCGGCTGGCGGCGCTCGATGCCGAACTCGCGATCGGCGGGCTCGCGTTCGACCCGTACCGCATCAAGTACTTCGAGCGCGACCTCGACGACGAGAGCTTGACCATCAGGCTCGTCCCGCACGGTCAGGGGTTCTTCCGCGCGGCCGAGTCGGGTCTATGGATGCCGCGCTCGATCGAGCAGGTCGAGGGACTTGTATTCGAGCGAAAGCTCCGCGTCGCGTTCAACCCCTGCCTGCGCTGGAACGTCCTCTCGACCGTGACCGAGACAGACGCAAAGAACAACCGCATCTTCAACAAGCGCAAAGCGACGGGCCGGATCGATGGACTTGTCGCGCTAACGATGGCTGTTGCGCTCGTGCTCGAAAAGAAGAACGAACGCGAGCCCGAGTTCCAGATGTTTTTCCTGTAACCCCGAGAGGTACGCCATGAAGCTAGAACGCGCCTACACGCTGCTGGAGGTGCGCGGGACGGATGACGACGCGCGCAGCATCGAGGGTATCGCCAGCACGCCCGCGCCCGACCGTTATGAGGACGTGGTTGAACCGCTGGGCGCGAAGTACGCGCTGCCGATGCCGCTTCTCTGGCAGCACCGCAGCGACGCGCCGGTCGGTCACGTCGAGTTCGCCAAGGCGCAAGCCGATGGCATTCCGTTCAAGGCGCGCATCCTCAAGACCGACGAACCCGGAACGCTGCGCGACCGCCTCGAGGAAGCGTGGCAATCGGTCAAGCTGGGTCTAATCCGCGCCGTCTCGATCGGCTTCCGTCCGCTCGAATACTCCGTGATCGAGGGCGGCGGCATTCGCTTTCTGTCTTGGGAGTGGCTTGAACTTTCGCTCGTGACAATCCCCGCCAACGGAGAAGCCACGATCAACGTTGTCCGCAGCATCGACGCCACGGAACGGGCCGCGTCCGGCCAAGGTTCCTCGGTAATCGAAAGTCCTGCCTCTCATATCGTGCGCCTGCACGATGACTCGACCTCGCGCGCTCGCGAACCATTTGTGATTCAGACTATCCATCGGAGCGTGAAATGAAATTCACCATTCAAGAACAGATCGCGGCCTATGAAGCGCGCCGCACGACCGCCACCGCGCGCATGACCGAAATCATGGAAGCGTCCGCCGAAGTGGGAGCCACGCTCGACACCGCGCAGCAAGAGGAATTCGACGGCTTACAGCAAGACCTCGAAGCGATCGACGGTCATATCCGCCGCCTCAAGACCATCGAGACGCAAGTCCTGCGCTCAGCTTCCCCGATCATCGTCACCGATCCCGCGAGCGCCAGCGTCGCGCGCGCGCCCGTCAACGCCATGACGACGACCGGCGCGGGACACAGTGTCACGGTGCAGCGCAATCTTCCCAAGGGTCTTGCGTTTACCCGGTATGCGATCGCGCTGGCGCGCTCGCGCGGCAATCTGATGCAAGCGCTCGAAGTCGCGCGCGGCTGGCACGACAGCACGCCCGAAGTCGAGACCGTGCTGCGCGCGGCCGTCGCCGCGGGCACGACGACTGACCCCGCCTGGGCTGCGCCGCTCGTCGAGTATCAGAACATGACCGGCGAGTTCATCGAACTGCTGCGCCCGGCAACGATCATCGGTCGCATTCAAGGCTTCCGGCGCGTTCCGTTCAATATCCAGATGCCCGCGCAAAAGAGTTCGTCCACTGCGCAGTGGGTCGGTGAAGGCAAACCCAAGCCCGTCAGCGCGCTCGCGTTCGAGACGATGCGCTTGGGCTTCGCGAAGGTCGCCGGCATCGTCGTGCTGACAGATGAGCTCGTGCGCTTCTCCAATCCGAGCGCGGAAGGCATCGTCCAGCGCGATCTGGTCGAAACGATCACGCAGCTGCTCGATCACGATTTCGTCGACCCGGCCAAGGCGGAAGTCCCGGACGTCTCGCCGGAATCGATCACGCATCAGGCAACCTACATCGACGCGACCGGCACGACCGCCGACGCGCTGCGCTGGGACGTCCGTTCGCTGTTCTCGGCGTTCACCGCGAACAACGCATCGGTCGCGGGAGCTTACTGGATCATGGACCCGGTGATCGCGCTGACGATCGGCATGATGGTCAACCCCCTCGGACAGGCCGAGTTCCCCGGTATCGATCAGAACGGCGGCGTCCTGTACGGTCTGCCGGTGATCTGCTCGACCAACGTGCCGAAGGACGCCAACGACCTGTACTACATCATCCTCGTCAAGCCGTCTGAAGTCTTGATGGCGGACGATGGCGGTGTGACGCTCGACGCCTCGCGCGAAGCGAGCCTGCAGATGGACAGCGCGCCCGCCGCCGGTGCCTCGCAGCTTGTCAGCCTTTGGCAAAACAACATGATCGCGCTGCGTGCCGAGCGGTTCATCAACTGGAAAGCGCGTCGCGCGCTCGCGTGCGCCTACATTCGCGGCGCGAACTACGGCGCACCGGAAGAAGCCGCGCCGTAATACCACACAGAACGAGCTGTGTGTAAAACGAAGGGCATCCCATGCGGATGCCCTTTTTTCATGGAGAGGTCGAAATGAAAGTCAAGGTCAAGCGGGCATTGAGCTACGCCAACAAGCGATACGCGGCCGGGGACGTGCTCGATATGAGCACGCGCGACGCGAAGCTCATGGCGGCGGTCGGACGCGTCAGCATGGCAGCCGAACCGACACCGACGGAGGAACCTGACATGCCGCCGCCCAAATCGAGCAAGGGCAAGAAGCGCAGCGGCTACAAACGCCGTGACATACAGGCCGAGGATGCAAACGCTGAGGCTGCAACAGCCGAACCCCCTCAAAGTGAATGATCATGCGACTTTTAGGCTTGGACATCAGCGTGTCGCGGGCTGCGCGTACCAAGCCGATCCCGATGGACGCACAAGCGGTCGGGAGCGGTACGCTCGGACCGTTCGGCTCGGGCGGCTGGTGGCCGCTAATCGTGCGCGAAGCGTTCGCGGGCGCGTGGCAACAGAACTTCGAGCTACGCCCCGAGACGATCCTCGCCTATCACACGGTTTATGCGTGTATCACGCTAATCAGCGCCGACATTGGCAAGCTCGCCATGCGCCTAATGAAGATGGACGGCGAAGTCTGGATCGAGAGCACGTCCGCGGCATTCTCGCCGGTGCTGCGCAAGCCGAACCGGTACCAGAACCATATCCAGTTCATCGAGAACTGGATTATGAGCAAGCTAACGCGCGGCAACGCCTACGTCCTCAAGGAGCGCGACAATCGCGGCATCGTCATTGCGCTCTATGTGCTCGATCCCAACCGCGTGCGTCCGCTCGTGACGGAAGACGGCGCGGTCTATTACCAGCTTGACCTCGACACGCTCGCCGGGATCAATCCGGGCGATTATGGTCAGCAGGTCGTCGTGCCGGCGAGCGAAATCATCCACGATCGGATGAACTGTCTCTTTCATCCCCTGTGCGGCACGTCTCCGCTTTTCGCGTGTGCGCTCGCCGCGCGTCAAGGTCTTGCCATCCTGAACAACAGCGCCGCGTTCTTCGAGAATGGCGCGGAGCCCGGAGGGATTCTGGTCGCGCCGGGCGCGATCAGCGACGAGACCGCCAAGCGCCTGAAAGATCGATGGGAAACCAACTATGGCGGGGCCAATCGCGGGCGCATCGCGGTCCTGGGCGACAACCTGAAATACGAACCGCTGACGATGACCGCCGTTGATGCTCAACTGATCGAGCAGCTAAAGATGACGAGCGAAATCGTATGCTCCGTTTTCCACGTCCCCGGTTATATGGTCGGCGTCGGCACCGCGCCCACGTACAACAACATTGAGGCACTTTCACAGAACTACTACAGCCAGTGCTTGCAGAGTTTGATCGAGTCGTTTGAACTCTGCATGGATGAGGGGCTCGCGCTACCCGACGTGTACCGAACGGAGCTCGACCTCGACGGGCTGCTGCGCATGGATACGGCAACGATGGTCAAGACGCTGACCGATGGCGTCGGCGGCGGGATCGTCGCGCCGAATGAAGCACGCAAGCGCCTCAACATGCGTCCCGTCAAGGGCGGCCAGACGCCCTACCTGCAACAACAGAACTACTCGCTCGCCGCGCTCGACGAGCGCGATCGCAACCAGCCTTTCGCGAAGCCAGATCCGGCGCCGGTGGCCGGCACGCCCGCGAGCACGTCACCGCCCGCGGCCGAGGACGACCCGAGCGACGACACGACGACGAGCGAGACCGATCAGGAGCGCGCCGCACGCTGGTATCGACGGTTGATCGCGAGTCTCACAGAGGGAGACGACCATGCGTGACGTCACCGGCATTCCCGACGCGCTGCTCGACGTGATCGCGCGCGTGATCCGCCAGCATGTGCAGAGCTGTTGCGCCGCGCTCGTCACACGGCTCGACGCGCTCGAAAAGCTGTGCGCGCGCGAGCCCGTTGTGAACGTGACGAGCTTCCCCGTCAAGGACCATAGCGAGACGATCGAGAGCTTGCGCCGCGAGCAGGAACAACATACGCGGGAGGCAGGCGAAGACCGCCGCGCAATCGACCGGCTCCAGAACAGCATCGACGCCCTGGGCGAACGCGTGAACGAGCGTTTTCAGGCGCTGACCATCCCGACCGTCAAGGACTATTCCGAGACGATCGAGGGATTGCGCCGGGAACAGGAGCAACACGCTTCGGGAGCGGTCGAAGACCGCCGCGCGATTGACCGATTGCAGACCGGCATCGACGCCTTAGGCGAACGCGTGAACGAGCGTTTCCAGGCGCTGACCATCCCGACTGTCAAGGACTATTCCGAGGCGATCGAGGGATTGCGCCGGGAACATGAGCAGCACGCGTCAGGAGCGGCCGAGGACCGCCGCGCGATCGACCGGTTGCAGAACGGCATCGACGCCTTAGGCGAACGCGTGAACGAGCGTTTTCAGGCGCTGACCATCCCGACCGTCAAGGACTATTCCGAGGCGATCGAGGGATTGCGCCGGGAACAGGAGCAACACGCTTCGGGAGCGGTCGAAGACCGCCGCGCGATTGACCGATTGCAGAACGGCATCGACGCCTTAGGCGAACGCGTGAACGAGCGTTTCCAGGCGCTGACCATCCCGACTGTCAAGGACTATTCCGAGGCGATCGAGGGATTGCGCCGGGAACATGAGCAGCACGCGTCAGGAGCGGCCGAGGACCGCCGCGCGCTCGACCGCTTGCAGCATAGCTTCGCCGCCCTGGGCGAACGTCTGAAGACGCTGGAAACGTGCGAGATGCCGATCCCGAAAGACGGCGAACCGGGGCGCGACGCGTTCGAGATTGACGTCCTGCCGGTGATCGACTTCGGGCGTGACTATCCACGCGGCACGCTCGCGCAGCATCAGGGCGGGATCTGGCGCGCGCACGCGAACACGCACGGCGGCCACGGCTGGTCATGCGTCGTCGATGGCATCGCATCGACACACGTCTCGATGGAAAGCGAACGCAGCTTCACGGTGCATATCGAGCGCGCGAGCGGCGCGCATGAGTCGGCCAGCTTCGCCGTGCCGGTCATGATCTATCGCGGTGTGTATCGGGGCGGCGAGACGTATCGGCGCGGCGACGTGGTGACGTGGGCGGGCTCGCTCTGGCATTGCAACGCGACGACCGACACGAAGCCCGACGCGGGCGGCGACGCCTGGACGCTCGCAGCCAAGCGCGGACGCGACGGCAAGGACCGCATGCGTGTCGTGGGAGAAGCGGCATGAACGGCGACCTTGTGACGATCGACGAAGCGCGCGCGGCGCTCAGGCTAGACGACGACTTCCCTGGTATGACGATTCAGCTTGCGGTCTCCGGCGCGAGCGATGCGGTCTTGGCGTATCTGAAGCGCGATCCGTACACGGACGAAGATCCGCCACCGCCCAACGTCAAACAGGCGACGCTGCTCTTGACCGGAATCTTTATCCGCGATCCCGATGGCGTCGAGTCGCAGACGTGGGAACAAGGCTATCTGCCTTGGGCTGTCTGCAATCTGCTGCATCAGCGGCGCGACCCGGCGATGGAGTAGAGATGCCGACCAAGACAACCGGCATGTCGGGCGGCGCACTACGTCACCGCGTGCAGCTGCAGGAGCCCGTCGTCCAGATCGACGACGCGAGCGGCGAACCCGTCATCACGGACTGGATCGACAAGGGCACGCCTGTTTGGGCCGCTATCGAGCCCGTCTCCGGTCGTGAATGGCTTCTATCGGCTGAGTTCCGCGAGGGCGTGACGACGCGTATCCGCATCCGCTGGCGCGATGACGTGACCTCGACGTGGCGCGTCATTCATACGCGCACGAGCGGCCAGACGGTCTACAGCATCGACGCCGTTCTTCCGCGCCTCGAAGGTATGTCCGAGCTTCATCTCATGTGCAGTAGCGGCGTAAACCCGCAAGGAGGTCAACCGTGATTTCAATCGAATCCGTTCAGGGGCTCGCGGAACTCGACCACTTCCTTTCGACGTTGCCCGAGGAAGTCCAGCGCTCGATGCTGTCGGGCTCGCTACGCGACGCGGCGAAACCCGTCATGAATCAGGCGATGCTCAATGTCCTGACGTTGTTCGGCGGCAAGCCGCGATCGAGCGGCGTGCTGTTTTCACATATCACGCGCAGCAAGTACAAGCGCACCGGCTATGCCTCGCGCGTGGACGTCACGCTCAACCGGCCGCGCGGCGCGGCGTCCAAGCAGTCTCAGATCATCAACGGCGTGCGCAAGCCCTACGGACAGGACCCGTTCTATGGGCGCTTCCTCGAGTTCGGCACGTCCAAGATGCGTGCGTATCCGTGGCTGCGTCCCGCCGCGATTGCCAAGCAGAGCGAGGCAAACCGCGCGATGAACCGCGCCTTGCAAAAACGCATGCTGCTCTGGTGCAAGCGCAACGGCGTGCGCTACACGGTCGGGCAATGAGGGGCGCGCGATGACCGAGGAAGAATTCTTCGCCGTGCTCTATAGCGCGATGCCTGGGCGCGTGTTTACGCCGATCGCACCGGCCGGCGCCGTCGAGCCGTATTTGATCTATCAGGACATCACGAGCATGCCGCAAAACAGTATGTGCGGTTATGCCGGGCTCGATGAAGTGCATTGGCAAGTCGACAGCTACGCGCGCACACGTCGCGAAGCGAAAGCGAACATGCAGAGCGTGAAGCGCGCCTTGCGATCGATCGACCCTCAACCCACCATCGAGAACGAGCAGTCGTTGTATGAGACGGAGACGCGGCTTAATCGCCGCATGGCGCAGGTCATTACGTGGGACGACTCAACCGGAGAGACAGCATGAGCAAGAAAGCTATCAGTGCGCAGAACACGAAAATGTATCTGGAAAATCTCACGTCAGCGCCGATCGCGACCGGAGAGATTACCGATGCGAGCAAGTCCGCGCCGTGCTATGTCGAGTTTGATGACGTCTCCAAGCTTAAAAACGGAATACCGATCTATGTCAGCGGGACCGGCTGGACTTCGATCGACAATCAAGAGTGGATTCTGCAAAACATCGATGTTGATGCGAAGACGGCTGCGCTCTATAACAGCGACACGACGACCGAGACGACCGATGTCAGCGACGGCCCGGGCGCGATGTACCAAGTCAATGCGTTCGATGACGTCTGCGCGCGCACGTACACGATCAACCAGACCCCGGCGACGAGCATCGATACCACGACGCTATGCGACGCCGAGAAAACCTCGCTCGTTGGCTTCCGCGATCCCGGCACGCTGACGTTCGACTTCTTTATCGACCCAACCGATCCGGCTTATCTCGCACTGCTGGAGGCTTATGACGATGGCGACGAACGACAGTTCGAGATCATCTATCGCAACGGCGCGGTCCGCACCTTGCCGGTGGTCGTGCAATCGATCAATGAGACGGGCGGCGTCGATCAGGCAATCGCGGGCAGCGCCACGCTCAAGATTGTCGGTCAGCCGATCTTGACGCAGCCGGTCTCTGTACAACCTCCGGCCTATGCGGTAGACGTCAACTTGACGCCAACGAGCGGCACGGCTCCGCTCGCCGTCACCTTGACTCTTACCGAGCAGAACGGCACGGCATCAAAGTTCGTCGTGACGTGGGGCGACGGTACGGCCGACGACACTATGACCACCGGCACGCTCACCAAGGGACATACCTACGACACGGCAGGCGCTTATACGCCGGGCGTCGTCGCGACGGTCTTCGGCATTACCAAGCCCGCCGTACAGGGTGACGCGGTTACGGTGAGCTAAGGACGAGACCATGAACGATATGCCTGTCAGCGTCGAGACGACGCCGCGCTTCTTTACGATCGAGCATCGCGAGGAAGTCGTCCCGACCGAATGCTTTGGTCCGGTCACGATCCGCGAGGTATCCGCGAAGCAGATTCAGGCGATCCATGCCGAGTATGCCGAGAACAAGGACGAACAGAAATTCGGCTATCTGCTGCTGTGCGCGACCGCGTTTGGTCCGCATGGCGAGCGCTTTTCGATGGACGTGTTCGAAGACATGCCGGTGCGCGCGTTCGATGACGTACGCCGACTGATCGAAGTCGCGGTCAAGATCAACGGCAAAGCGAGCGAAGTGGAAAAAGCCTGACCGCCCCTTCCATGCGCCTCGTCTTTGCAATCGCTTCGCACTTGCATATGACGGCGGGGACGGTCCTGAACACGATGGGCGCACATGAGCTTATGTGTTGGGCTCAGGTGCTTGGCGACGCAAAGAAGCCGCCGCCAGCGCTTGAATTGAGCGTCGAGGACGAGATCGCCGCGTGGCGGTAAGGAGGCATCATGGCGTCGGCTGGGTCGTTGATATTCGAACTTGCCGCGGACGTTTCGCGCTTGCGCACCGATATGAACAAGGCGCAGGCCGAAATCAAGTCGTCGCTCGACAGTATCGCCAAGAGCACCGCGGGAACGGCGGTGCTCTTGGGCGCAGAGTTCGCAATGGGCTTTGCGCGGGGCTTTGCCGATAAGGTCGGCGCGGCGCTCGAAAGCGTCGATGCCATGAGCAAGATGGCGCAGAGCATCGGCACGGCGACGGAGAACCTAAGCGGGCTCGCGTATGCAGGTCAACTTGCGGACGTCTCGACCGAACAACTCTCGACCTCGTTCAAGAAGCTCAACGAGTCGATGCTCGAAGCGAAGGACCCCGCCAGCAAGAGCGCGGCCGCATTCAAGGCGATCGGCCTCAGCGCTCAAGAACTCTGGTCGAAAGACCCGGCTGAGCAGTTCCGAACCATCGCTGAAGCTATCTCGGGCTTCCGGGACGGCAATGAAAAAGCGGCGGTCGCCGTCGAGCTATTCGGCAAGGCGGGCATGCAGCTGATCCCGCTGCTGAACGCGGGCGCGGACGGCCTCGACGAAGCGGCGCAAGAGGCGCAAAAGCTCGGGCTGATCGTCTCGACGGAGACAGGTCTCGCGATTGAGAACCTCAACGACGATATGACCCGACTCGAAGAGGTCGGTGAAGGCGCGGCCGTGACGATCGCGGGACGTCTGGCGCCGGCGCTCGATACGTTCGCGAAGTCCGCTGTCGAAGCGTCGACCACGAGCGTGCTATGGCAAGACACGCTCGAAGCAATCGGCTCGTTCCTGTCGGACTTCATTATCAATTTGACACGCGTATTCGGCGTCGTCAGCATCGGCTACAAGGAAGCCGTCGGCTACGCGAACGCGGCGAAGCAAGTCTTCTCGGGCGACTTCGCGGGCGCGGCGAAGACCGCCGCGGAAGCGTCGAAAGCGTCTCTGCAAGCGACCGCCGATCTTGACTTCACAATCCAGCAGACCCGCGAGCGCTCGACCAAACAGGCGCGCGAAGAATCCGCCGCCTGGGGCGTCGTTGGACGCAACGCCGAGAAGAGCGGCAGGGAAATCCTGCATTATTCGGCTGCGCTCGATAAGGTTGGCGGTAGCGCCAAGAAGACCAAGAAGGAAGTCGATGAATTCAAGTCGATCATGGATCAACTCGCTGCGGACGCGGCGAAGATGGCCGCGCAAGGCGATCCGATGAAGGAGTTCTTGGCGAATCCGAAACTGCAGGCGCTGACGCCCGACCAGCAACGCAAGGCGATCGAGTACAAGCAATGGATCATCGATACGACCAAGGCCCTCAAGGATCTGGCCGACGCCGAGAAGCGCAAGAACGAAGCGCAGCAGGACGGACTTGATGATCTGATCGCGCAGATCGACGCCACCGAGAAATTCGCCGATGCCACGAAGCGCGCGATCGATCCCGTCATCGAATATCGCGAAGCGATCATCGCGCTCGAAAAAGCCAGAAAGGCCGGCGCGCTCACGGCCTCCGAATATGCTGACGCCCAGAAGTACTTCCAGAAGCAGCTACAAGAGACGGTGAATAAAACCGAACCGCTGAGCGACCAGATCAAGGAGCTACAGCAAGCGATCGAGGGCTTCGGTCAGAAATCCAGTGAAGCCTTTGTCGAATTCATCTTCGGCACGAAGGACGTAGCGATCAGCTTCCGCGAAATGGTCGCGTCAATCCTCAAGGACCTTGCTAGCATGCTGGTCTATCAGAACGTTTTCAAGCCGCTGTTCTCCGGGATCAGTGACAAGGCAGGCAAGTTCGATTGGGGCAGTCTATTCACGCGGCAAGGCGGCGGTCCGGTATCGGCGGGCAGCTTATACCAAATCAACGAGATTCCCGGCCGCGCCGAGTACTTCCTTCCGAACGTGCCTGGGCGCATCGTCACCGACGCGGGCGCGACGGGCGGCGGCTCGAACGTCGTCGTCAACATCAACATGACGCGCGACGATCGCGCGACGCAGGACACGACCGCGAGCGACCGGCAGACCGCCGAACTCGGCAACCGCATTGCGACGGTCGTGCGCTCGGTCATCTCTCAAGAGAAGCGCCAAGGCGGGCTGCTCGCGCCGACGCGCTAAGGAATCCCCATCATGAAGATCCCCGTGACGGTCACGACGATCACGGCGGTCATGCGCGACCGTCTGAAACTGATTCGCACCGAGCCGCAACTGATCGCACCGCTCGACCCTTCCGGGCTCGTCTTCAAGTGGTGCGTGACCGAAGCGAGCTATGACCTCGAACCCAAGATCATCAAGGCGCAGTTCGGCGACGGCTACGCGCAGCGTCGGCCCGAGGGCATCAACACGCAAGCGTGTATGTGGTCGTTGACGATGAAGAACATCGACGCGGCCACCGCCGGCGATGTGGTCACCTTCCTGTCCGATCGCAACGGCGTCGAGGTTTTCAACTGGACGCCGCCGCGTCAGATCGTCGATGAACCAGTGACACAGAATGTCATCTGCCCCGGCTGGAACTTGGGCTATGGACAGATGATCGCGGACGGGACGCTGCTCTATAACCTGCAATTTAAGTTCGAGCAGGTGTTTCTATGAGCGTCAAGGGCGATGTGCAAGGACTGCACCCGACTGCGGTCATCGAGCTATTCATCGTCGATCTAACGCGCTACACGAACCAAGTCTTGCACTTCCATGCGGGCACGAACAAGCTAGGCAGTGACGTGATCTGGCAAGGCGTGACGTATGTCCGTTATCCCGTGCGCGCGACCGGCTTCGAATGGAAGGGACAAGGCACGCTACCGCGCCCGCACTTCGCCGTCGCCAACGTGACGGGCATCGTCTCGGCGATGTGCCACCAATACAGCGATCTGGTTGGCTGTCCGGTTACGCGTAAGCGCACGCTCGCGCGCTATCTCGATGCGGCCAACTTTCCGAACGGCAATCCGTTCGCGAATCCCGACGACGCGTTCGCCGACGACGTATTCGCCATCAATCAAAAGACGCGCGAGTCGATCGATATTGTCGAGTTCGAATTGGCGACGCCGCTCGATGTTGAGGGCGTGCTGATGCCGCGCCGACAGGTCGTGTGCAACGCCTGCCCGTGGCGCTATCGCGGCGACGGCTGCGGCTATGCCGGTCCGCCCGTCGCGGACATTAACGACAACCCGGCCAGCGACGCGAGCGCCGACGCGTGCGGCAAGCGGCTCAAATCCTGCCGGATGCGCTTTGGTAACGGGTGGCTTCCGTTCGGCGGATTTCCGGGCGCGGGCCGGTACAGGTGAATCCATGAAAGACGAAACCCTTGCGCGTGTCGTTCCCTACGTCATCATCCACGCGAACGCGGAAGCGCCGCGCGAGTGCTGCGGCGCGGTCATCCTGAAAGACGATGATCTGGTGTATGTCGCGTGCCGCAACCTCGCTGTCGAGCACGAGCATTTCATCATCGCGGGCTATGACTACGCGCGCGCCGCAGACAGTGGCCGCGTCATGGCGATCGCGCATTCGCATCCGTACATCGCGCCCGAACCGTCGCTCGCGGATCGCATCGGCATCGAACGCACGGGTCTGCCGTGGCTGATCGTCAACGTCCCGGTCGGTTCGTACTCGATCACGCGGCCGAGCGGCTTCAAGGCTCCGCTGATTGAACGTCCCTTCGTGCATGGCGTCCACGATTGCTATGCGATCGTGCGGGACTATTACGCGCTGCAAGGGATCGAGCTACGCGACTATCCGCGCGCCTTCGGCTGGTGGGAAGATCCACTAGGACCGGACCTGTATCGAGACAACTTCGAGAAAGAAGGCTTCGTCGAGGTCCCGCGGGAGAAGTTGCGCCAGCACGATCTGATCTTGATGAATATTCGTGCACGGCGCGACAACCATATGGCGGTCTATCTCGGACACGGCGTGATCCTGCATCATTTGATCGGCCAAGCGTCGCGCCGCGAAGCGTATCAGGAGTTCTACCAGCGGCGCACGACCGCCGTCCTTCGGCACAAGGCGTTCCTGACGGAGCCGAAACCATGCTCACTGTGAAGCTATACGGCGATCTCGGCGCTCGCTTCGGCCGCGTGTATAGGTTAGACGTCCGCTCGCCAGGGGAAGCCGTCCACGCGCTCTGTGCGCAACTTCGCGGGCTGCGCCAGTACTTCATCGAACGTCCGACCCAGAAGTTCCGCGTTCGCGGCGTGCAGGATTACGACGAGACTGATCTGCATTACCCGCAGAGCGGCGGCGTGCTCAAGATCGTCCCGCTCGTCGAGGGCGCCGGCGCATTCGGCAAGATCATCGGCGGCGCTGCGCTCGCGATCGCGGGTCTGTTTATTCCGGGCGTCGGCGGCATGGTGACGAGCATGGGCATTGCGCTCGCCCTGGGCGGCGTCGCGCAGCTGCTCGCGCCGCGCAACAAGGCGACCGCCACGCCCGAGAAGGAAGAAAACCAGCCGTCGCTTGCGTTCGATGGCGCGGTTAATACGATGGGTCAAGGCGGGCCGGTCCCGCTCGGTTACGGCCGGCTGCTCGTGGGCTCGCAGATTATCAGCGTCGGTTTTTCCACTAACAACGAATGTGTTATTCGATAGCGAGACGTCGTGAGAAAACTTGACCTTACCGGGCTTCGCTTCGGAAAACTCACGGTACTTTCTCAAGCGGGATCGGATAAGCGCGGCGAAGCAAGGTGGTATTGCGCGTGCGATTGTGGTGAGACTTCGCTTGTCATATCGAGCAACTTGCGCACGGGCAACACACGATCGTGGCGATGCGAGCGCAATAAAGCAACGGCGGCGCGAAGCGTAAGGCATGGAATGTCAGCAACGCCGATGTATTACGCATGGCAGACGATGAAGCAATGTTGCTACAACCCACGCAATCATAGATTCAAAGACTACGGCGCGCGCGGCATTACGGTCTGCGATCGCAGGCGCCATAGCTTCGCTGCGTTCTTCGAGGATATGGGCGAACGCCCGCGCGGCAAATCAATCTCTCCCAAAAATAAAAATGGCAACTTCGAACCGGGCAACTGTCGTTGGGCGACGCCGCTTCAACAAGCGGCGAACAAGCGGACGATGATCCGATGAACGCGCGTGACGGCGATACGCGAGCGTTGGTCACGATCGCGGGCGCGGGTGGCGGTGGCGGCAAGGGCGGCGGCGGCTCGGGCGGCACCAGCGCGCCCGTCGAGGCCCCGGATAGCCTGCGCTCGATCCAGTACGCGCGCGTCATCAATCTGATCTGCGAGGGCGAAGTCGAGGGCATCGTCGGCGGCGCTCAGGGGATCTATTGCGACGACACGCCATTGCAGAACGCGGACGGGACATGGAATTTTTCGGGCGCGGCCGTCGAGTGGCGTAGCGGCACGGCTTCGCAACAACCGATCACCGGCTTCAGCGCGACCGAGAGCGAGAGCACCGTCGGCGTGCAGGTCACCGCCGCGGCCCCGGTCGTACGCTCGGTCACGAACCCGAACATGACCGCGTTCCGTATCACGCTCGGCTTTCCTTGCTAACCAGGCTCGACCCGACTACCGCCAATATGAGCGGCGCGACGGTCCAGCTTGCGATCGAGGCGCAGCGCAACGGCGGCGGCTTCCAGCGGCTGTACACGGACACGATCACGGGGAAGACGACCAGCCGCTATCAGCGCTCGTATCGCATCGATCTGCAGTCGCGCTTCGGTCAGATCGGCGGGACGTTCGATTTCCGCGTCGTGCGGATCACGCCCGATGCGACGACGACCTATGTCACCGACAAATTCCAGTGGGAGACGATGACCGAAATCGTCGACAACATGCTGATGTATCCCTACTCGGCATTGTGCGGCGTGCAGATCGACGCCTCGTCGTTCAAGAGCGTGCCCAAGCTCGCGTTCGATATCAAGATGCGGCGCGTGCAGATCCCGACAAACTATGATCCGGTGACGCGCGTTTGTACGGGCGTATGGGACGGAACATTCAAGATCGCGTGGACCGACAATCCGGCCTGGATCGTGTACGACCTCGCGGTGACGAAGCGCTTCGGGCTCGGTGGTTATCTGTCCGCGAACCTGATCGACAAGTGGACGCTCTACAACATCGGCAAATACTGCGACGGGCTCGTGCCCGATGGCTTGGGCGGCATGGAACCGCGCTATACCTGCAACGTGTACGTCCAGACACGAAGCGAAGCGATCGGTCTGCTTCAGCAGTTCGCGAGCATCTTCAATGGCGTGATCTTCTGGACGGGAGGCACGTTGAGCTTCGCCGCCGATATGCCGGGCGATGTGACGGTCAACTACAACCGCTCGAACGTTATCGATGGCGCGTTCAACTACGTTGGCACGCCGCTCAACCAGCGACACACGACCGCGCTCGTGACGTGGAACGACCCCGCGAACAAATGTCAGCAGGTTCAAGAGTACGTTGAGGGCGATCAGACCGCGATCAATCAATGGGGTATCCGGCCGTTAGAGGTACAGGCGTTTGGCTGCATCTCGCGCGGACAGGCGCATCGCATCGGCAACTGGGCGTTGCTCTCGGAACGTCTGCTTGGCGAGACCGTTTCGTTCAAGACCGGCATCAACGGCGCGTGGTCCCGGCCCGGCGATATCTTCTCGACGACCGACGAAACGCGCGCGGGTCTGCGCATGGGCGGGCGCGTGATCGAGGCGACGACGACCGAGATTCACATCGATGCGCCGATCGAGATAGGCATCGCGCAGTTTTCCGTAATGCTGCCTAATGGCACGTTCGAGACGCGTACGACCAACAACGCCTATGGCTTGAACGATCGCGTGACCGTCGCGCCGGGGTTCTCGGTAGCACCGGCACGCGGTAGCGTATGGAGCTATCAAGCCTCGAACGTCGTCAACGAGCAATGGCGCTGCGTGAGTGTCCTCGAGGACGAGGACGGCAACATCGAAATCGGCGGCGTCGCGTATCGCGCCGACAAGTTCGCCGCGATCGAGGAAGGCTTGCAGCTTCAGCCGCTTCCGACCTCAGTCATCGATCCATTCAATATCGGCCCTTGTACTGAACTGAAGGTGACGGAGAGCAAGTACGCCATGAGTCCGGTCGTGGTTGGCGCGCGCGCGACGTTCTCGTGGCTCGCGCCCCTGGGCGCGGTGCGCTTCATCGTCGTCTATCAGAACGGCGACGACGCGCCGGTGACCGTGCAAAGCGGCATGGCGAGCATCGACGTGCAGCCGACCGAGGAAGGACCGTGGACGTTCAGCGTATGGGCGCTGAACGCGATCGGCGTGCGCAGCGTCGTCGCGACGATTCAGGTTCAGCTACGCGCGCTCAATCAGCCCCCCGGTGACGTGCAGGGCTTCCAGCTCGATATCTACAACGACGGCGCGCAACTGGCATGGCGGCCGGCGACGGATCTTGATGTGCTCGTCGGCGGCCAGATACAGATCCGCTACTCGACCCGGCTGACGACCGCCGTGACGTGGGAGGAAGCGAGCCCCATCACGCAGTTCGCGGGCTCCCAGACGAGCGGCTTCTCACCGCTGATGAAGGGCACGTACCTCGCGAAGTTCGTCAATAGCTCGGAGGCGTTTTCCACCAATCCGGCCTATGTCATTAGCACGACCGGACCTCTGCGCGATTACAACCTGATCGTCGATCAGGCGCAGCAGCCGACCTTCGCCGGCACGAAGGTCAGCTGCGAGGTCCGCACCGGCGTGCTGTACCTCTCGCAGAAACCCGACCGCACGGCCGTCGCGACGCATGCCGAATATTACTTCTCGCCAACCTATCTCGATTTGGGAAAGGTCTACACGATCCGCTGTTCCGCCTATGTCGATGGCGCGATATATAGCCTGCTCGATGATGTCGACACGTGGCCCGACTTCGATGCGCGCCTCGACGTGGACGGCTCGAAGATCGATCAGGGCGGCGCGATGGTCATGGTCAGCATGACCAACAAGGACCCGGCCACGGCGCAGGCCACCGATTGGAGTCCGTATAAGCGGCTCGTCGTCTCTGATCTCACGTTCCGCGCGGTGCGCTTCATCCTGCAAATGACTGTGCCCGATTTGACGACCGGTATCGGTATTGTCTCGCTCGGCGTCAAGGTCGATGTGCCCGACCGTATCGAGAGCCGCAATAACGTGGCGATCGCGGCGGCCGGGATCGCGATCACGTTCACCGTGCCGTTCAAGGACGCGCCCGCGATCTCGATCATCGCGCAAGGCTTGGCGAGCGGCGACAAGTGGACGATCACGAACCAGACGGCGACGGGCTTCACGATCGCGTTTCAAAATTCGAGCGGGACAGGCATCGCGAAGACTTGCGACTGGATAGCGCGCGGCTATGGCTATCAGCACGTCGCGCTTAGCGGCCTGGGGTATTCGGACCTGTTGAGCGCGGACCTCGACAAGCTGCTCGCGCAGCGGGCCGCGATCGGTCCTGTCATGTTGAAGCACGGCGAATAAGCAAGGAGGATCGATCATGACACAGGTAACGAGCTATCAAGTCCCCGCGCATCCGTCCGGGCTGGATATGCGCACGCAGTTGAATGCGATAGTGCTAGCACTCGTCGGCGATAACAGCGGACCGACCGCGCCGACCGTGATGTATCCCGGCATGATGTGGGGCGACACGACCGCGATGCGCCTGAAGCGGCGCACGAACGCGAACGATGCCTGGGTGGATCTAGGTCCGATCGACAACTTCTTGGCCGATGTGAATACGAACGTGTCGAACAAGGTCAGTAAGACAGGCGACACGATGGCCGGCGCGCTCACGCTCTATAGCACGGGCAGCATCTCTTATCAGCTATATCTGAAGGCGGGCAGCTACAGCCCGCACATTCGAAGCAACTCGTCGACACCCGGCTTCGAATGGGTCAACGGTGCGAATAACGCGGTGCCAATGAGCCTCACTGACGCGGGCGCGCTTACCGTGGCAACGCGGATTAGCGTCACGAGCGGTGACGTACAGACGAACGGCTATGGTCAGTTTGTCGCCGCAGGTGCAGCAGGCAACGCACGGTGGCGGGCCGATGCTGCCATGGCCACAGGATACGGAACCGGCGCGATCGGCAGCGGCTTTATCAACAGCGCTGGTAACGCATGGAACCTTCAACTAGCCGATAACGGGAACTGGGGCTTTCGCGGCTTTTCATACAACGACATCTCGCGGGTCGCCAACAATGGCGATTCGAACGGCTATCGCACGGTGTTCGGTGGAGGATGGCTCAAGCAAAATGAATACAACTATGGCGCCTATCACGACTTTATGCGCGTCGCATCAGAAGACTACAAGTGGCGGATTCACTATAACTTTAACAACGTGTACCTCGAATTCATTTGCAACGGCGGCAGCAACGTCCAGTTCGCCAATGACGGCAATATCTACTCGGGATCGCAAGGATGGCTGTCGGATAAGGCACCGAAGGTAAATTGCCAATGGAATAGCGGCATCACCGAAACCGGTCCGATCTATGGCGGCAACTACGATGCGTACCAGCCACAAGTGCTCGCAGGCGTGCGTGGCGGCACCGGGCAATCAACCGCGAACTTCATCTTCATTCGCTTCCTTTACTTGCGCGACTTCTGATAGAGAACGAGCATGAGCTACATCACGAATGATGAATTGATCTATCTCACACAGATCGCGCTACCTGATGCGGTACCGGGTCGGCACTACGCGGTGACATGTCACTATGACCGCGTGACGAAAGAGCCGCTATGCGATGCGACCTACACGAAGTGGGAATACCCCGGAAAGCGTGCGCCGTCACGCGCGAAGATCAAAGCCATTCGTGCGGAGAACGACTTCGAGACTTTCCATAAGGCTGACGTTCTGCGGCTTGAGCGGGCACGACGGTTCGAGCATGCCGATGTGCTCGTCAATCGCGCACTCGATCAAGGTGACGATGATGCACTCGCGCAGGCCCGCGCATATCGGCAAGCGCTTCGTGACGTGCCGCAGCAAGCAAGCTTTCCTAATGCTGTGACGTGGCCAGGAGCGCCCGATGCGAAAGAGGCAGATGTGACGAGTATCGATGACGATGCAGCGGACGATGGCGAAACGATGATGAACGATGGGAAGCCAATCGAGCCGGACCCGATACCGGTGACCGCTATCGCGCCCGATGGCGCTACCTATTTGACCGTCGAGCCGATAGAAAGGGTTCGTACGCGACCAGAACCGATGGTTCAATACGGCAACCTTGAAACGGGCGAAGTCATGAGGCCGCCCGAGCAGCGCAAGCTGATTGTGCCTATTCTCGGTCCCGATGGCCGTCAGTCGGCGACCGATGACGACGAGCCGCTTCCACATTCACCGGGATACGAAGACTCGATCCCGCCGAATGAAGGCACGTCCGAAAGCACGCTCCCCCTCGAAGAACTGCTGCCTTTCGAGCCAAGTCCGCAGCCACCGATCGAAGCACTTGGCCAGCCCGACGTGCTCGCCACGATCGCGCCCGCTGATGATCCAGTCACGAAGCTGCAAGCGTTCCTCGCTGCGAACCCCGAGGTGGTCACGTACCTCGAAGAAAATACGCCGGCGCCCGAGGCGCAGCCCGATCCCGACGATGGAACGACAACATGACGCCTGATCGGAAGCGCTTGATTCGCCGGCGGTTCGAACCGCTCGCGGTGCTGATCGTCGTCGTGATCGGCGTCGCGTTCATCGTCTCGATTCTTCCCGGCTGCGGTTCTGTTAATCCGCCCGGCACGATGGCCGGTCACAACACAACCTTGCCGGCGCAGCCCGCCTGTCTGCTGTTCTGCTTCGCGGAAGTCAGATCGAGCATCGACACGCCGACGCCAGCCGAGCCCACGCGCGACAAAAAAGGCAAGTCGATCGCGCCGCCTGTCGTCGTGCCGCCGCCGGTCATCAACTCCGCGCCGACGACGAAGCCGCCAGCCGTCGCGCCGCCGGTCTCGTCGCGGCCCTGAATCCGACCGCGCGCGCGGGCGATCCTGCCACGTCCGCACGTTCGGGAAAGAGCCGGCCGACCCGGAGCCGGTGGATGAAAACCGGGGTTTATGGTCGATAGCGGACCGCGCTGCGGCGCGAATCTGGCGCGCAGGACGTGCCGGAAGCGCCGGGCCGCTGCATTCGTGTCGACCGCCGCGCGCGGGACGTTCTGGCGCGTTCTGGCATCTACCCCAAAGGAGCGACGAATGAAGGTGAAGATTGAAAATCAGGGAGACGACGCGATCCGCGTTATCACGGATCACGACAACCTCAACGACGCGACGCTTGACGCGGGCGGGACGGACGTCTTCGAGTCTGAGGACGAAGGTGTGATTGAGTTGCGCGAACTCCGCGGCGCCGGCGAGTAGAACGAAAAAATCCCGCTCGGACTTCGAGCGGAAGACTTGCTAACCCCGTGACTTGTGGTTTTAGTTATTCCGTGTCGCCTTCTTTTTTGCTCTCGATGATCGCGTATATAGCGGCGCTACCCGCCGCCCGATCTGCTTCCTCGCTGACCCAATGCAGGTCGCTGAAACCGCGCACCGAATAGCCCAACTGCTGCGCGATCTGTTCGCGGTCGGCTAGCGAAAAGTCCATCAACAGAATCTGGTCGAAGCGGATCGAACCGTGCGTCAGCAGGTATTCGACGATCGCGTTCTTCTGGAATCGCGGTTCGCCCGCGTCGTCGACATATACGTGTTGCAGCGGGTGTTTCTGTTCGTCGTCCATTCGTTACCTCAGAAAATAAAAACCATCGAGACGAGTCCCAAGACACCGATGCAGATGCACGCGAGACCGCCGATCATCAAAACTTCTCTCCATCCCATAGCGCTCAATCGATCGCGTTCAGAATCGCCTCCCGTTCGGTGTGTTCGATCGCGAAATCACGAAGCTGGTGATAGTGGTTCGAGTACTTCTCTTGCAGCGTCGCGTCGTCGATAAACACGAGCGCGCCATACACGAACAACGTCACGATGATCCCGAACGCGTCGGCGCTTACGTTGCCCTCATATCCGTTCCCGACCACCGAGACATCGAAGCGTTTGGCGCAGGTCGGCACGAGATAGAACCCGCCGTTAGACAGGGAGTAGAAATCCCACAGACCGCCGCGATACTGCTTCGAGAGCATGTCGGCTTGATAGAACACGAGCGATTCGGCGCGCATCATCATGCGAGTCGTGAACGCTTCGGGCAGGAAGTTCAGACGGCGGTCATCGGGCACGAGTCGCGCCGTAATCAGAGGTGATTGCATGTTGCGGACACTCAAAAGTGGCCGCGCGTCGTGCGCAGCCGGTTGACATTGATTAACGCTTGCTCGTCGCTTTCTTCGCGGCCGGCGCTTTCTTCGTGACGACAGCTTTCTTCGCGGCGACAGCTTTCTTCGCGGCCGGCGCCGACGTTTTTTTCGCGGCCGGTGCTGCGCTCGGCTCCGTCGTCGCGGCTTTCTTCGCGGCGGGTTGCGTCGCGCTGATCGCGTTCTGAATCGATGCGCCGATCGCGGTTCCGAGCGGTTCGCTCGACACGCTGAAAGTCTTTGTCGGCGGCAGCACCTTAGGCGTCGCGACGAATCTAGCCGACTCGACGCCGTTCGCGATCAGGGCCGCGGTTGTATCCGCGAACTGCTGCGCTTTCGGCGACGACATAACGGCTTCGCGGTTGTAAAGACTGCGCACGCCCACGCGGTCGGGCAGAACCGGGAACGCGGTGGGCGCGATTTTCTTCGATGCCATCGAGCGCAGCGACGGCACGCCGTAACCTGTCACCGCAGCAACTTCATCGACGGTCATCCACTTCGCCGCTTCCTCGGGCGTCAACTCGACGCGTTGCTTCGGTCGTGCTTTCTCGGCGGCGCGCTCTGCATAGAACGCGCGGATTTCAGTGGCGACGATCGAGCGCACAGCGTTCAGCGAAACTTCGTCGAGCATGCAGAGTTCAACATTCTTAGACATATTCAGGATCCTAATCGCATTGAAATAAGTTGGTTTGGTTACGTGCTGCGTTTATCCGGTCACAGGTTTTTCCTCAACCCAAAAGCGGCCGTAGTATGCCGACGACGACATGCCCGCTTTGTACGGTTTGCCGCCGTTCGCTTTAACGTGCGCGTCGATCAGAAAGTACGGATTCGCGTCGTCCTCGACCACCTTTTCGAAGGGCGGGTACTTGCGCCGCACATCGATGATCGTTACTCGTTTCATGCGCCACTCCTATATGTTTGTTTCGCGGCGGTCATCGCCGACAACTTCATAGTGCTGTGACTCAATCCGCTCGAACAGGCTTATCCGCAGTGCAAACGCTCTAAACTCAGCGGCGCGGAGCTTTCATAAGCGTCGTCAGAACCGTGACCGGAAACACCACGAGAACGGTCAGAATCGCTAGCACGATGACCGCGCGCGCGGACCGATGTTCCGGCTCGGCAGGCGCGGCCGTGCGTGTGCGCTTGTTGCTGCTCGTCGTATAGCGCAGACCCGTGCCGGGAACGCTGTAGGTCGTGCGGCCGGTCCGCGTGCTGTACGTCACACCCTTGCCGCCGAGCGAGAAGCTCGTGCCGTTCTTACTCGCGTTGAGTCGAACACCGGGGCGACCTTAATCGACTTTCTCCAACTCCAGCGCATCTCACACCTCTGCATTAGTTAGTTAGTTCCGCACCGGCTCTACGCCGTATTCCATGCACGTTTCGAGAATCCGGCGCTTCTGGATGAACAGCGGGTGGCGGTCGGCATGGAACGCAACCGAAAAGCCCGCGGCGACAATCGCGTCGAGCGACTTGCGAATATTGATGTTGTCCATTTGCTTGCTCCGTTCTTCGCGGCGGTCACCGCCGCCGACAACTTCATATTGTCGAGATGGGACGGGAAAGCACACGACTTCCGCAGTGCGAAGACTCTAGAAATTCAAGAGCGAGAGCCCAAAAAAACCCCGCTCGAAAGCGGGGCGCTGTTCCAGAATCATGTCGAGATGGCATCGTCATGTGTTGAAGAACTTGATGGAATGTGAAGCAACTTCAAGTGGCGTGTGGGGATCGACTTCTTCGCCGTCTTCGATCCTGCAGCCTGCCCAAAGTGCACGACCATTGAATGTGGCGTGCGGGAACAGGGAGCAATAGAACGCCCCGCGTCCTTGATGCGGAGTCTCGTCGACATAGAGCATGTCGCCGCCGGCCACGTTCGCGAGCGAGTAGGCTTCGACATTTCGCATCGGAGCATTTTACGAACAGGATCAAGCGAGTTTCTATCTCCGCGCTCGACGAGCGTCACGGTCATCGCGTGCGGGTCGATAAGATACGCCTTGTTTTCAATAGTCATCGTCATCCTCAAGGTCGGGCTTCGGGCTCGTCGCGTCGTCCTCGCCGGTCGTGATCTTGCGAAGTCCGGGAAAGTACACGTCGCATCGTTCGGTCATCGAGGCGTTCTGTCTCGGGCAGTCAGCTACTTCCGACGCGAGATTGGTCATCAGGAAGTCTTCGCCTTGCCGGGCAACGACCTTGAATAAGCGATACCGCCGCCCACGCCGAGCGCAGCGCGAGCACGCGACGTTGATATGGGTTGCGCGCTGCGCTACCTCGCCGAGATTGACGCTTCCGTTTGCCAT